AGAATATCTATTTGGTAATTTTGATTTATATTCTCTAAAAAGTGAACCGATATTATTTATATATTTTTTTGGTATAATATCTCCTTTGTTTTGCAATACAAAATGTGGACCACTAATTTTATCAAGATGAAACCAAGTGTCATTCTGATTACTAGACTTGATAATAATATCATTTTCCTTTTGTGTTTCTCCTATAACTAAATTATATTCTTTATCATTCTCATATACGTATATAGTAAAGTTTTTCATTAACAGAAATTAAAAAGATATTTTTTTTTCATTTTTTTTAAATAATTTTTTTAAAAAATTTATTTAATTTAAACATTAAAAATACTTGAGTTTTTTTTTTTAAAAAAATTATTTTATTTTATTAAAGTATAATAACTACTATGGAATATATAAAAAATTTTGATTCTACTATTGAACAAAAAATGAATCCCTTTAAAAAAACATTTTATCTTAAAGGTATATTACATCTTATATTAGTTTTATATGCGGCAAAATTAGCTCCTGAATTACCACGTGAAGTTCTTTCTTTGTTTGCAAATCAATACTTTAAATTATTTATTTTTTCACTGATTCTTTGGACAGCACAATTTAGTCCATCTACTGCTATATTGATTTCTCTTGCATTTATGGTTTCTATGAATGCTCTTAATAAAAAGAAATTGTGGGAATTTTTAGAAAATGACTCTGAAAATTTTAATATTACTAATCCAGTTGATTTTCTAGATAATATTTCTGAAGGCGAACGTGAACGTGAATATTTAGACAATGTTTCCGAAGGCGAACGTGAACGTGAATATTTAGACAATGTTTCCGAAGGCGAAGGCGAACGTGAACGTGAATATTTAGACAATGTTTCCGAAGGCGAACGCGAACGTGAATATTTAGACAATGTTTCTGAAGGCGAAGACGAACGTCGTGAACAATTAGATAACGTTAGTCCTGTAAAAATTCCTATTACTCCAACTCAATCAGTAGAAGCTACAAAAGTTTTAGCACAAGCAGCTGCATCTCCAGAAAAAACTCCACCCGCTGTTGTTTCTAATATTGCAAATATCGCAGCTGCTAATGTTACCACAACTGAAGGAGCAAATGCTTTAAAACAACTTGCTCAACAAGCTATTGTTCCAGCCGCAGGTGTTCCTGCAAAAGTTGAAGAAGCTGTTAAACAGGTAGTTGCTTCCATTCCACCTGCGACACCAGCACCAGCACCAGCTGCTACAATTGCTCAAAAGGTAGCTGTTTCTGAACCTGCACCAGCACCTTCTGGTGCAGGATGTTATCCTGTCAGAAGATATGATATAAGTAAAGTAAAATCTTCTCAGTGGTCAGATAAGAGTTCAAATCCTGTTTTTGAAGATTACCAAACATGGACTCCTTCAAAATAATTATTAACAATTTTAAAATTGAATATTTTTTATTAACAATAAATTATTAATAAAAATGTCTAAAAATACATTAGAATTATCTACGTATTTAAGTAAAAGAGGTTATGTATTAAAAAAAGATGATTTGAAAAGTGAAGAATTAAAGGAATTAAAAAAAGTTTTGCATGCAAGGCCATTAACAGATACAAAATTTATGATAAATTCAAAAAATAATGATACTTCATTTCCTATTTATATAGAGACAAAAAATAAATTGTATATTCCAAAAATGTTTGGAATAAAAAGATACGGGTATCCTAATCTTTGTATGCCTAATTATATTGGTAAAGAATGGGAAAATGAAATTAAATTTAAAGGTAATCTTTTTGATGAACAAAAAGAGCCAACTGATATTTTAATAAAAGCATGTAAAGAAAATGGTGGGGGAGTTTTATCTATGAAAACAGGTGGTGGTAAAACTTTTTGTACCTTGTATGTTTTATCAAAATTAAAGATGAAAACTATTATTGTAGTTAATAAAATTCCTTTAATGAAACAATGGCAAAATGAAATAGCTACATTTTTACCAAATGCTAAGGTGGGTATTATTCAAGGGCAAAAAAATATTGATGTAGAAGATAAAGATATAATTATTGCAATGTTGCAAAGTTTATCAAGAATAGATTATCCAGATTCATTATTTAAAGACTGTGCAGTGTCAGTGTATGACGAAGTTCATAATATCTCATCTCAAATGTTTTCAAAAGTATTATTTAAATTATGTTCAAAGTATACTATAGGATTATCTGCTACACCTAATAGAGCAGATGGATGCGAATATGTATTTAAATGGCATATAGGAGATATCGTATATAAATCAGTAAATGAAGAAAGAAAAGGAAAAATTCCTATTATAAGAAATTTAAAAATAGATAGCGTTGATTATAAAGAAATTTGTACAATGAATAGATTTACTGGTCAAAATACTATTCAATTTACAAGTATGTTAAGTGATTTAGTTAATATGGAAAAGAGAAATAAATTAATAATAGAAATTATTAAAGATTCTATAAAAGATAAAGGTAGAAGAATTTTAGTTTTAAGTGATCGTAGAACTCATTTGCAAAATCTTTATAGTTCTTTAGATAAAGATCTAAATATAACTTTTACATATGGATTGTTTTTAGGATCTATGAAAATTGCAGAATTAGAAAAGAGCAAAGCATGTGATGTAATTTTGGCTACATATGCTGCTTTTTCCGAAGGTGTATCAGAAAAAGACCTTGATACATTAATATTAACAACTCCTAAAAAATTTATAGGTCATTTAAAAAATTCAACAAAAAACGAGAGTTTTAAAATTGAACAAATCGTTGGTAGAATATTTAGAAAAGTACATATTGAACGTAATCCTACGATAATAGATTTACAAGACAATTTTTCAGTTTATAAAACGCAAGGAAATAGTAGAAAGGTATTTTATAAACAACATTTTAAAAATGCTATTTTTCAAAATCAAAGTGTCAATTTAGACGAAGATAATAATGATAAATTTAATATAAAAAATAACAAGAAAACTGAAATAATTGAAAAAAATAAAGAATTAGAAAATAATATATTAAATCAATTAAATACTTGTTGTATTTTAGAAGATTAATGAAAAAATTAACACAAAATGAATTTATAATTAAAGCAAAAAAAATAATAATATAAATTTATTAGTAATAAAATATACAGATTTTAATAATATAAAAAATATAATTAAAAATTTTCTTAACAAGTTTAAATTAGATAATACCACGTTTAGTTGAAAAGTTAAAGTTATCAATAACATCTTGGATTTCTGTAATTTCTAATGTAAAAGAATAATCAAGATCATTAAATTCATATGACGTTCCATCGTAATTTAATATAGAAAATTCTAATTCTTCTAAATTATTTAATGGAACTGTATTAAAATTTTTAGGATTACTTAAATAAGTAAAAACCATACTTCCAGGTGATTCAGATAATGAAATTCTCGCAAATATATCTTTAACTTTTCCAGTATTTAACATAGTTGATAATTGTGGTGAACATAAGAACGAATAATTTTCACCTTGTAAATTAATAGATCTATTTAAAACATTATTTTTTGTATTTGTTTGTTGACCCTTAAATCCATGTATTAAACTACTTATATATAAATTGCCACCACCACCTTTTTCAATAGATGTAGCATATATGCCTTGATTATAAAATGTAAATGTATCTTTATCTATAATATCTCTTACTGTAAATTCTTTTGAATTTATATTTATCTCTGATATACCACCTAAAGTAATAGCATCATATAAATAAAAGTTATGATTAAATCCTATAATACCAGATGTACCGGGTGAAATAATTGGATAAGAATAAGGTATGACAAATGTATCTTCGCTAGTTACTGTAACATAATAACTGTTATCAAGATTTGGTGTACTGTTCGTTTGACTAAATCTAATTAATTGATTATTTGTAAAATTATGTGGCAACTGTGTTTGCAATGATAATAAATTACCATATGTTTGCCCACTTGGTGTGCCAGTTGTATTTTGTATACTAACAATTTTATTAAAATTATGCCCTGGAAATGAAACTGTAAAAAGACCACATGATAAATAAGCAGTTCCATTTAAAATATTTTCATTATTAAATGTTTTAATAGATGTATTTATTACAATGCTATTAGAACTTGGTATAGCATAAATAGAATAAGAAATATTTGATATAGATGGAGATGTTAATATATTTTTAATAATTACCGAATCACCTAAATGCAAATTATGATTTGGACAAGTTAATGTAATAGTATCAGATGAAATAATAAGATTTGTTATAGGTACCGTGTAAGTAGTTAATGGTTTATATCTTGATATAATACCTCCATTTCCAATTGTATTATTAATACTTTCTCCACCAGATGGAAGAGTACCACTTATTACAAAACTTGTATCTTGAAAAACATAAAATAATGGAAAAGTTTCGTCTAAATTAGGTGTAGTATTTGTTTCCGATAAAGTAATATTAATATTAATATCGTCCAATGTATAATTATGTTTTGAAAACGTCGTAACTAAAATATTATTTGATTTATAATTTGAAATAGATTGTATATTATAAGTTGTATTATTAAAAACAATTTGACCTGAATTATAACTTTCTAATAATAATTTAGAAGTAATATTTACTAAAAGGGATGTATTTGATATAACTCTTGTAATAATACAAGTTCCATCTATATTTGGAGAAACACCGCTCGAATAAATCATACATGATTTACCTAAAAAATCAGATGTTTCTCTTAAAATATTAGCTTCAGTAGTTGTTATAACAGCTTGATATAAATTTGTAATAGACTTTATATAAGTATTAATTAATTCTGAACTATTTTCTAAAGGATATCCTATATTTTGAGCAACTGTTGTAGAATGTTCTCCAAATAAAAGTTGAAATGGAGCAATTTTACCAGTTTTTAAAGTATTACCGCCTCCTGTCAATGTTTGAGAAGCATTAACATTAACTTCAAATATAAATGTATTTGGATTTAATACAGTGATCTTTTGTTTTGTGTTTATAGTACTACTTTGTATACCAGCAAGTGTTTGAGCTCCTACTATATAAATATATTCTCCATTAGAAAATCCATGATTGGGGGCTGTTACTAAAATAATACCTGTATTTACAGATGTCTGTAAAGGATTATTACTTAATTGTGTTAAAATAAGTGAAGTAAAAGTAACAACATCTGTATCAATGTCTAATGATACTAGAAAATAATGAAAACTTCCTAAATTATCTTTTCTTTTTACTAATGATACTTTATTTGAAATTTCACTTTGTAATGAAGCTGAAACATAACTACCAGTACGTAATTGGACAAGATATTCCGGATATTCTTTTGTAATGGCATTTAAAGTATCGTTTGTAATATCTTCTTGATTTCTCCAATAAATGTGATGATTTGTTGTATTGATAACAGCATTTGTATTAGGAAATTCTACACTGGATAATCTTATTGATTTTACATTGTAAAAAGTCTTGCCTAAAAATATTTTAAAATAACTTGGTTTTTTATATAATAATTTATCACGATCTCTTGAATCAATACTAACATATGTAAGAATCTCTTTTGTTTTTCTTTGTTGATTTTGTGTACTTTTTATAGAAGAAGCTCCTACACCAAAACGATTTGTATTTATTATACTTTGTTCATCTGTATCTTCATCTAAACGAATACTTCTAATAGATAATCTATCAATACTTTCTTTTAATTTTTTTTTTTCGCTTAATTGTTGTTCGTTTTTATAATAAGTTTTAAATTCATTATTAAAATCGTCTTGTATTTCATTTGTCAAATCTGGTTCTGATATAAAACTATTACTGTATAATAGATCATTCTCATCAAAATCCATTATATATTTTATGATATATTATTTTAATAAATTATTATTTATTAACATACGTAAGATTACTCTTAATTACTTTTTTATAGAATTAATTACTTTTTTATAGAATCAATTACTAATAAAATAAATAATCCAAATATTAAATAAGATATTATTTCCATAATTTCTTCATTGTTAATTTTATCTGAATCAATTCCTAATTGCATTGTAACTACATTCTTACATTTACTACATTCTAAAATATGTTTAATATAAGTATTGCATTCTAAATTAGAACAATCATTATCATTATCATTATCTGACATTTCAAATTTTTCTATGTTGTTTTTTTGTTGAACATGTGTGTTAGATTGCGTTTTAATATATGGTTCGTATAATTGTGGTTTATATGGTTCGTATGATTGTTGGTATTTAAATATTTCAGCAGGAGTTTTATAAGCGTATTCGTTCGATACACTTTTATTGTAATATTTTAAATTATCTTGTATAGGATTTTTTTCAAATTGAGAACTTGCATAACCATCTAAACCATCTAAACCATTTAAACCATTGTAAGGAGGTGGTGAATATTGATGTTGTTGCTGAACTTGTATTATCTGTTGTTGGGGTTGTTGGGGTTGTTGGGGTTGTTGTGGTTGTTGTGGTTGTTGGGGTTGGGGTTGTTGCGGTTGTTGTTGAGGTGGTGGTGGAAGTGATGGTGGTTGAACTTGTTGAAATTGTTCAAATTGTTCAGTTTTAGGTGTTTTAGGAACTGGTTGTGGTGATTGTACTTGTAAATTACTATAAAGAGATTCGTCATATACTTTATTTGAATTATCAAAGTTGGGGAAAACACTCTTTATATATGAATAACTCATATCTTCTTAATATTACTTTGAAAAAAATTTTTTAAATTAAAAATTATTATTATCTTTATATATAATAGATGTTAGATAAATTAATAAGTGAAATTATTAAAGGTGCCTTTATAGGTTTTTTATATTTACAAATTACATTAACAAATGATACTACTATAGAAAATGTTTTAAGATTTACATTTTTTTATTTAATGATGGTTTATGGTGGTATGGTATCAGGAATATCGACAAATGCCATTACAACTGCATTTTTAACAAAAACAGTTTTTACATTAATAGACGAAAGAGTAAAGAAAATAGATTCTAAAAAAAAATAATTTACTAGCCTTAAAGTCTTAGAGTATTACCTTTTTTAGGTCTTCCTCTTTTTTTCTGCATATTCATTGGAATACTTTTTAAAATATCATCTGATGTTTCGGTAATCTCTCTTTTTTCCTGCTCTTTCTTTCTTTCATTCATTGTTTTTAATATGTTATCGATATCTATTCCATCTGGAGAAATATAATTATTATTTGGATTATTCATTTTCGATGGTGTAAAATCTTCTGTTGTTTCTGTTCGATTTCTTCTTAATTCAGAAGGGACTGGTATATTCGCTTGTTGTTGGTATTGTTGTTGCTGGTATTGTTGTTGCTGGTATTGTTGTTGTTGGTATTGTTGTTGTTGGTATTGTTGTTGCTGGTATTGTTGTTGGTTATTATTAGATTGTGGAGATTTATTCATAAGTCCTCCTAATAAAGATGTTATAGCACTATTAGCATCTAATTTTGATAATTTTTTTGAAATTGTAAACATTGTTGCAGAACTGCAAATCATGAATATTAAACGAAGTTCTGGTGACATTTGTCCTCTTCCTTTGTATTTTTCATACAATTCTGCCATAACTTCATCGTATTCTTGATTTTCCATAGAATATCCCATAGCTTCACTCCATCCATCTAAATCAACACCTAATGGATCAAACCGTGTATTCATCATTTCAATACCTTGAACTCCTAAAAGCATCATTCTCTTGAAAAATGCAATATTTCTTTCACTGGAAATTTCATTTCTAACTCTTTCACATTCATTTCTAATTTCGTCTAATGTACAATTCATATCAAGACGCAAAGAACTCCATTTTCCTTTAATATTTAATTTGTTAAATTTAAATAAATATTCACTCTTTTCTTTTCTTATAGCGTCATTTTGATTTTCCTTTTCAACTAATTTCTCCTTTTTACGTTTTTGTTTAGAATCATCAGATGAACTTGAAGTACTTGATCTAGATGTTTTGATAGAATTTTTTTTATATATTTCTTCTTGTGGTAAAGAAGAAAGTTTCTTAGATTGAATTGATATATTATCAATCGGTTTTGATATTTTCTTTTTATTTGCCATTAATTCCAATTGCGATAAAGAAATATCCTCTGACTCTAATTGGTCTTTTGACGATTTTTGTTTTTTAGAAGATTTAAAAGAAGATGATGTAGATAATTTATCCTTTTCTTTAAATTCTTCTGATAAAGACTTTGTTTTATTTTCCATATTAAATTATAATAATAATATAAATGTTGTTTTTAAACTAAACTAAACTTTTTTAAAAAAAAAAGTATTTTAATAAAAAAGTATACGATTCGTTTTTTAAATTAAACTTTTATATACGATTCATTTTTTAAATTAAACTTTTTTGTTATTTGCTTTATTTTTTTGTTACCTTTTTGTTACCTTTTTGTTACTTTTTTGTTACTTTTTTTTTTACCTTTTTGTTACCTTTTTGTTACCTTTTTGTTACCTTTTTGTTACTTTTTTGTTATTTTTTTTTTACCTTTTTGTTACTTTTTTTGTTATTTTTTGCATACTTTTTTAATAAAAAAGTATTTTAAGTCGTATCCATGTGTGACACAAGTAAAAATCTAAGAATACCAAGATCAGCAACAAAATATTCTAAAATTAATGGTTTATCATTTGTAAGTAAAATATTCATATTTTCACATAAATGTGATGCTTTAATAAAATTCATAAGATGACTTAACTTAAATTTTCCTTGTACAATTTTATCATTTGTTTTTTCAAATTTGATAGAACGGATATCTTCTCCATTTTGTTGTAAAAGAGTTTTCTGATCTTTATTTAGTTTATCATCTATTTCACTTATCGCTGTTTTAAATTCTGCCAGTCCATCTTCGCAGCTAAATATAAGTTGTTTTCCTATACTTTTTATTTCAACAACTTTTCCTTCTAATAGTTGAATATCTTTAATAATTTGTTGAAATTGAATAGAAGGCATATTAATAACATAATCAAACATAATATCGGATACATTAATAACTTTATCATCTAAAGACAGCAATGGAATTTTATAATCCTTTACTTTACCCATAAATGGATCTGCTAATTCAATTCCAAGTTTATCTTCTTCGTCTTTATTCATATATAAAGTAATAGTTTCTCTTCTATTTGCAGATTTAATAGTTTTAAAAAATGTATTTGTATCAATTCCTAAAATAACAGGTTTGTCACATTTATAACTTTCAAATTTATTAGCATCTAATTTAACATATGTTAAAGATACTTTTGAAACATCTAAAGTTGAAATTTTTATACAATCCTTATTGATTAAAATATTTGTTTCTTTAATATAAGGTTTAATAACTTCAAATAAATTTTTAATAATAACGCTCTTTAGAGTTTTAATTTCAAAAATCCTCTCTGTCATTTTTTAGTAATAAAAACTTTCTTTTTAAATTAAATTAAACTTTTTAAAAAAAAGTTTTATCAAAAAATAAATAAAATAAATAAAATAAATAAAAT